AATTCTTACCAAACATATCTTGGTAAGGTTTGAAGTTTTTAGTTACTGAATTCCATGTTCTTAATACTATGGCTGGTTGTAAACTTCTGTCTTTACCTCCTGATTTTTCAAATCTGTCTTGATTTTGTTTTAATGAACGTTCTAAGTCAGTGTAAACATAAAGCATAAAAACTTCATAACCTGCTTGCTCTAATTCAGTTTTTAATTTTTGAGTTTGTTTTTGGGAAGCTGCTGTACCATCTAAAATAAATGACTCTTTATTTGCAATTGCATTTGGGAGTAAATTTGTTTTGAAGTCTTTAGTTGCAGCAGCCATTGCTTTAGCTGCAGCACTTCTTTCCTCCGGTCCGTGGGACTTTAAGTCTAAAGATACATTTGCTTTTTGTAGTAAATCAATAAAGGCATTGTCAATATTAAAAGTTTTTAAACTCCCTAAATTTAGTCCTTTTAAGATATACCCTTTACCTGCTCCTGGGGCTCCAGCAAGAATTAAGGCTTTGGGTTTGCCTTGAATCTCAGTTAATAATCCAATTAATGAAATCATTTAATTTTATTATAAATATCAGGAAATACTATGAATTAACTTCTTTTAGGATTTCAATTGCTTCCTCTTCAGTAACCCAACCATCTCCGTCTAAATTAATTATATCACCAATGTAATACATAAAATCCCAACATCTAAGATCTTTTAATTTCCATTTTTTCATCTATCTGTGAATATTTCTTTATTATTAATAGAGCTTCATCTAAAGCATCTCTTTTAGCTTTCGCTGTTATGTTCCAATAATTTGTATTTCTTACAAAATCTATTTTGTGGTTATAGTTGTGTGCAAGAATGTCTATTTCAGTTTTGATACTCTCTATAATATCCTCTAAATTCATATACTAATCATTTTCCATTTACATTATAAATATAACATCCTTTTACTTGGAAGCCAAAGACCTACATGCAGATGTTCTAAATTCTGTAAAAATAGGAGCGTGTTTAGGATTTTCTAGATTAAATAGTTTTTGAACAGTTTTAAATATGTCTATATTTTCTTCTTGAGTACGTTTTGACTCATACATTTCCCATCCTTTTCCTGTCATTTTTTCTTTGTTGAATTTTCTTTTACTTGACTTAAGCCATAAAATACCTCTTCTGTCTATTTTTTTCCCAAAACATTCTTCATAACATTTGGAGTAAACTGCTGTTTGTAAGTCATAAGTTGTTTGTAGGTGGTTTGAAGTTTTAAAGTCTATAATCCATAATTCACCATCAATTTCACAAACTAAATCACAAGTACCTGCTACTTTTAATTCATCTGAAAATAAATGTACTTCGGCTTCTAATAAAGTAGGATTGTATGTTTCCCACCATTCAACAAATCTTAAAAACATTTGCCATACATCAGGATGATATAGAGGATTGTTTGTTGGTGAGAGGAAATTTAATTCTTTACCATTTAAATAATCTTCAATCATTTCATGAACTTGTGTGCCTTGCTCAGATGCTCTTTTAACAATATACTCAGCAGAGTATCCTACTTTTTTAAGCCAATCCTCAAAAAATTTACCTTTAGGATAATAATTTAATACATAAGTTATTGATGGGTAATACTCACCATTTCTTTTATAATATCTAGAGTCAGGCATAGTTATTTGCTGTGCATCCTCTGATATCTTTAAAATTCTATTGTATTTTTTCTTAATTGTTTCTTTTTTCATATTAATGAAATTTTTCTTTCCATTAGATTATATTCATCTAAAGGAAGTGTATTTTGAATTAGTTTAGTAAAATATGAAAATCCCATTTCACTTGGATCTTTTCCTTCTAATTCAACAAGGTATACTTTTTTACCCTGATTCATGAGATACTCACAATGTTGTAAAGCTTGTCTTATAGCATCTGTATCTAAAGCTATGTAAATTTTTTCAACTTCAGATGTAATTATTTTTTTAAGTAGTGTTTTTTGTAAATTTTTCCCCAATAAAGGTATTGCATTTCTTTTTATAGCTAAAGCATCAAATGCCCCTTCACATAAAATTAAGGGTGAAGACCAATTTATAAATAATTCAAAAGCTATTATGTCTCTTGAGCAGTCAGGGTTTCTATATTTAATAAAGGCATCTTTTTCAAATGATCTTGAAATAAAGTAATTTAATTCTCCATTTTCATCATATGAAGGAATTATAACCATATTTTTATATTTGCCAAAGGCACAGTAACCAATATTATATTTTATTATGTCTTCATTAGTTACATTTCTTTCTTTAAGGTATTTATATGCTTTTTTAGCTATAATATCATTGTTATTTATTATAGATTTAAATTCTTTAGGTAATTCAATTTTTTCCTCAACTATAATATCATCTACTTTAATATTAGTTTTAGTTAATTTACCTAATTCTTGGAATTTTTCTGGGGATGCTTTTAGTTTTTTAAATAAGTAATAGAGTTTTTTTCCTTTAGTATTACAAACCCAACAATTCCAAGGATTAATACCTTCTTTATTTTCAGTAAAATTAATTTCTAATTTAGGTTTATGGTGATTGCAGAAGGGACAATGGTATGCTTGATTACCTTTTGATGTTCGTTTGCCCACACCTAATACAGAATTGACTAAGTTAATTAATAACTCATTTACCATAGATATTAATATAGTATCCTATTTTGGGGAATCAAAGTTTTTTATAAAAGTCTTTTTAACTGATCCATCTGTGTAAATTTCTATGATTATTCCAAAGTGAGAAGGATTAATTTTTTGACCTAAAATATTAACTTGTTTTATTATTTTGGGCTTTCTAGTAGAATTATCTATTACTATTGGATTAAATAAACTTATTTCGCCATTATAATCTACTTGAGTCAGTCTGTAATAGTTAAGTTGGGATTTAAAGGTATAGTCTTTAAAATCATAGTAAATTGAATTTGTAGTTGTTCCTGCCCCTTCAATTTGTTTAATTAACTCCCACTCAAGTCCATTTAAACTTCTTTCTAAATAAAAATAGTCATTGTTTACTTCATTAAATGTCTCCCATTCTATTAGATTATGGTTTTGAATATTTTCCCCCTTAAAAAAACTTAACCCAACAGGTAAAGCAGAGCAAGGGGCACAATCAACAGAAATATTGTCAATTTCCCAATACTCAGATCCAGCCCAATTTTGAACTATAATTTTTATTTCTAAAGTATTACCAGATGGGAAACAATCAGTTGAGTAGTTTAAAGTACTAGTAACATCATCATCATAAATAACATTTAATCCAGCACAATTTCCAGGGCAAAAATAACTATTAGAAGGATCAATCCAAATTCCTCCATCTACTCTATATTGTACAGAAATAAAATCAGCAGAGTTACAACCTGTTCCACAAGGTTCCATTGTACCTACTTCACTAATGTCTAAATTGATTTCTACTCCATTACAGGATGAAATGTCAATAGGTGATGTTTGAAATTCAGCAGGACCGTTTGTGTCTCTTCCTTCTAACTTGTTTGATCTAACATAAAACCAATCATTCAAATCTATACAACTTGCACAAGTAGTAGTCCATTGGACTGATCCTACATTGTCAAATCCTATGGTTGAGGTATTTGACTCATCAAAAGTTTCTAGGAATATTTGGGTGTGGATTGATAAAGAGTATAGTAAACTTACTATAAAAATTATTAACTTCATTCAAAGTCTTTTGTAAAGAATTTACCTAATATATTATCATTATAAAACTCATCAGGTTTTTCTAAAACTTGATAAACAAATTGATACTTAACTTCATAGTAAGTTAGTAGTTTTTTTGTTGGGGCTAACTTAATTATAGTTCTTTGAAAATTTTCTCTTTCTTCTTTTTTAAATGCTTCTTGTAGAGGTTTATTTGAACCCCAATAATCTTTCCAATTTGACTCTTTAACATCTATTTTATACTTAGGTTTTCTTCCAGGTTGACCCTCATATAAAGCTAAGTCTTTTTTAGTTAATTTTTTCTTTGTAAAATGTCTAAGAAATTTTTTACCTATGTAAGCCTTACCGGATGGGAGATGTTCAATTTTATATACAAATCCAAATGTATCTTTAGGGAGTTGTGAAATATCTAGGATTTCTTCTTTATTATATAGCCAAGCCATATTATTATTTTATAACTTTATTTATTTTAAAACTGATATCCGTTTAATACAAACTCTCTTACTATAATATCTTTCGGGTCATTTACAAGAGATGTATCTAATGATTCAAATTCTACATCAAACGTATTTCCAAAAGTTGCCGTACCTATAACACTAAATGAAAAAGATTGTGCTCTACCTTGTCTAATCTCAGGTAATCCTATTGCATGAGTTATTGGAGTTCCATTATTTCTTACTCTACAAGCTATAAAACCATCACCAGCCATTTCAACTGTTCCTGTAATAATTACTATAAAATTAGCATCAATTCTACTATTATATGTAAATGAGCAGTTAGCAACACTTGTTGTAACTCTATTTGCTACAGGAAATGTAGGTGTATTTGTAAAAGCACCTGTAGCTACATTTGCCTCAGCTAGTACTTGAGGATTAGTTGTTCCTGTATCTAAAGCATTTATATTATTAATAATAGAAAGAGTTCCTTTTGCATTACCATTTTGTATTTTCTGATTGGCTTGTACAATAGTTGTACTTTGAATATCATAATCAAAATTAGCTACTACTCCTGTAGATAATCCTGTGTCTATTCCTGTATTTGATGCGATAGTACCAAATCCAATAGTAGCAGAATTACTTATATTTATTCCATCTTGAGTTTGTTGTGGATGAATAACACAACCCGAAATATTAACTGCACCAAATCCACTACCTCCCGAATTATCAATTAATTCAATCATTGGAGTTGTAGCATAACCTGTAGTAGACCAATCTGCAGGATTAAAAAGGCCAGGGCCATTGTTTGCAATTGCTATGTAAAATATTCCACCTTGTAAAACTTTATCTCCTATAACATAAGATGAAGGAATATCAAAAGCTGCTATTGAAGTATTTGTTTCATTAAACCACCTTACATACTCACAAGAACTTAACTGTAATTTAGAAACATTCTTAAAGTGACAACCTATAACGGATGCTTGAATATACCAAACAAGTGTATTCTGAATATCAACTAAGTCAAAACCTTCTATATACCAAACATCAAAGCAGTTTCTAAATTGACAATTAATAATTGTTAATACTTTATCTCTACCTGAGTTGTAATTAGAAGCATTGTAATTAACTGCTCTTAAAGTAACATCACCTCCTGTGTTATTTGTAGAAGATATTTTTAAATTAGATATTTCACAATTTACATCTGTAATAGTTATGAAATCTCCTGCTCCAGCAGAACCAGTATAAGATAATTCATCTTTATCTCTATCTAATCCTATTAGAGCTACATTAGATGTAGTAATGGATATGAGATTAGTTATTGAAACTATACCTCTTATAATGTAAGTAGTATTAGCTTCTAGATCAATTTCACCTCCTACAGCAGCTGGGAAGTCAGATTCAGTAAAGATTTCAACTGTTTTAGAACTATTTGAAGTGGAAATTCTGGGGGATGAAATAGTTAAAAAATTATTTGATGATAGATGATCGAATGATCCCGTAGTAGCTATCATATCTCCACTTGAGCTTATATTGCCTGAGGCTGTTATATCAGTAAAGGGTTGATCTATATTAGATGCTAAAATATATGAGGCTGTAGTAGCATATGAGGCTGTAGTAGCATATGAAGCTGATGTTGCAATACCATCAAATGAGCCTGTAAATGAACCACTAATTGAGCCTTCAACATTTAATGAACCTGAAATGGTTATATCATAAGCATCTGTTCCTGTTAAAGCATCTACTGATTGTGTAACATGCCATGCTTCAATTGTTGAAGTTGTTGTTATTCCGGTTTTAGATAAGGTTTTTGCCATGATAATAAATATTATAAGTCTAAGTTAACTAATATAGTTGTATCAGTAGTATTTGAAGATTGTAAGGGTTGAGCTAATTTACCAACAGCTACTAATTGATTTGCATTATTATATAAACCTACTGTAGTAATATAGGATTCAAAATATGACCCTGTAGCAAAATCATAAACTTCACCCGAGAGGGAAGAGGAAATTATTGAGGGATTTGTAGAGAAGTTAAATTCATTTTCTCGTAAGGTACATTTATATTGTGACTCATATATTGTGGTTGTACTTTGAAATGAGCAAGTGACATTATCTGAAGTAATAACATCATCTAATTCTGTGGCTCCAGCAGTGGAGTAAACTCCAGTACCATATAAAGCTGTTCCATAAACACTACCTACTATTGATGTACCAAATGATGTTAAAATTATTATACCATGTTGATAAACTATGTCTCCTACTTTGGCTCCATCTTTAAATAAATTTCCATTTTCATCATCAGTAATTAATCCATTAAGGGACCCACTGTAAGTGTAAGAAAATGTTCCAGGTTTGATAAATTCACCAAATAAATTTGATGGGATTGAAATAACTCCTATCCTATCATTAGAAGCAGTAGGAAATAATCTATTAGCATCTAAAGTATCAGGTAAGTAATTATAATACATTGGTTGTTTAGTTCCACCTTCTCCTGTTATTGTTCCATCTTCATTAAATGAAGCTGTGTAAATTGGGGAGCCATCTTGATTTAGTAAGTAATTTGAGTAATAAAGTTGTTTTATTGACTCATAAACTAACTCTTGATTTTGGGATGAACATTGGCCTGTAGGATTAGAGCCAGAGACGAATATAGTTGATTGTAAGTTTTTTCCAAAGTATCTATCTATACAAACATTTGAAGCTGTAAATTCACTGGCTCCTTTAAAAGTAAAAGATTTATTTACTTTAAATGGAGTTACAACTACATCTGATGTTATAAATGGTTTGTAAGTGCTCATTCATTTTTTTAAAAATCTAATTTGACTCTAACTAATGATTCTTTTGTAAAGTCTTTAAGTAGTGGTCTTGATAGTTTAGCTACTGCTACTAATTCATTGGCATCATTATACATTCCAACTGTTGTAACATAAACTTGAGGATTATTTATAAATGAATCATAAATTACTTCTCCTGTTGAGCCTGATATGAATGATGGATTAGCTGAGTAATTAAATTCAGCATTTCTCGATCTAACAAAAACATAATCAGAAGTTATTGTTTCCTCAGCATTTAAAGTAAATCCTAATGAGCCTGATGCTCCTAAAACTAAAGCATCATATAAAGTAGCTTGATTAGTTCCATTTGTTAAATTTGCCGCTCTATCAGTTTCAACATGAATTGACTGAGATACAGCATCTGGGTTTAGGATAATTGTTGCTATGTCTGGGAGAAATAAACCATATGAGCCCGATCCTGCTACATATCCTGTTGTAGAGTAAGCACTACCATTTGAACCAGATACAATTTGAAATACTCTTGTTGTACCTAAAAATGTTTGGGTTGTAACGTCATTTGAATTGTCAGTTAATTGAATTAAACCATTTGATCCTGATAGACT